AGACTCACGATATTTGGCATTGACATATCTGTAACCAAAAAGCAGGCCAGCCTAGTCGCAGGGCAGATAATGGACGATGGCAAGGTGGGCGTGGGAGTTGTGGCGCAATTTGAAAGCCATGTGGCTATTGATGAGCTGAAAATGGCTGCTGAAGTAGCAGAATGGGCAAAACAATACAAACCACGAATGATTTGCTTTGATAAATACACAACCATGAGCGTGGCCGAGCGTTTATCGCAGACGGGTTACAAAATCCAAGATATGTCGGGGCAAGTCTTTTATCAGGCATGTTCGGATCTCCTTGACTCGATAGTGAATCAGCGCATTGTGCATAACGGGCAACAAAGCCTTGTGGATTCGATGAATAACTGCGCCGCCAAGGAAACCGATGCTGGCTGGCGTATCGTACGGCGAAAATCGGCTGGCGATGTATCTGCTGCCATTTGTTTAGCAATGATTACGCACCAGCTTCTCAAGCCACAAAGTACGCCGCAAATTATTGTCTAAAATGTCTTGAATGTCCGTTTTGTGTGGTATCCTTTAGCGGATGGGTCTATTTGATCGTTTCCGTCCGGCTAAAATTGAGGCGCAAGCTGCGCCCCAATTGATGACCGATTCTTTCAATTATTACATTCCCGGCGTACTTACCGCTGTGGGTCGCGATGAAGCAATGTCAGTACCAAGCGTTGCTCGATGCCGTAATTTGATTGCCTGCACTATTGGCGGCTTGCCAATGGAACTTTACAAAAAATCCACAGGCGAAGAACTAGGCAAGCCGTTGTGGTTGGAACAACCTTCAATATCACAGCCACGCAGCGTGACCATTGCATGGACAGTTGACAGTTTGGTATTTTTTGGGGTTGCGTATTGGCGCGTGACCGAAGTTTATTTTGATGACGGTCGTCCAGCTCGATTTGAATGGATAGCACCGGGTCGCGTTTCATATACAACTGACGCAAACACTAATTTCATCACGCAATATAATGTTGATGGAAAGCCTGCACCGATGTCAGGTCTTGGATCACTAATTACATTCCAAGCACAAGATGAAGGAATCTTGCAGCGTGGGGCGCGCACATTACGAAGCGCAATTGATTTAGAAAAAGCAATGCGTGTCGCAACTAGCACACCAATGCCATCCGGCGTCATCAAGAATACTGGCGCAGATTTAGCACCAGCAGAAGTTCAAGGAATCTTAGCCGCATGGAAAGCAGCGCGTGAACAACGCAGCACCGCTTATCTAACTAGCACACTTGAATACCAGCCAACTTCATTCTCACCACGAGACATGATGTTTGTTGACGCAATTCAAAATACAGCTACTCAAATTGCACGAATGATGAACGTTCCTGCGTATTACATTAGCGCAGATCAGAATAACAGCATGACTTATGCGAATGTTCAAGATGAACGCAAACAATTCGTGGCACTATCACTCGCACCGTACATCAACGCAATTCAGGATCGTTTATCCATGGATGATATAACGGCGCGAGGCAACATTGTTAAGTTTGACGTTGATTCAGCGTTCCTTCGCGTAGATCCGATGGAGCGACTAAACGTCATTGAAAAGATGCTATCTCTCGGCCTTATCACAGTAGAACAGGCCATGGAAATGGAAGACCTAACACCAAATGGAAACCAAGATGTTACTTCAGTTCAGTAGCGACATTACCTGCAACGCAGAAGAACGCACCATAACTGGCAAGATTGTGCCATTCGGTGATTCGGAAGTCGGTTACACGAATGTTGGTAAAGTCGTATTTGAGGCAGGATCAATTGAGATCCCAACCAACCCCAAACCAAAATTACTCCTTGAGCACGATCCGAAAAAACCTATCGGGAGACTTTTGAGCTTTACCGAGGATGAAAGCGGGATTTACGCGACATTTAAGGTCAGCGCAACGTCTCGCGGCAATGACGCGCTCATTGAAGCAAGCGAGCAGCTCCGCAGCGGATTATCCGTTGGCGTTGAAGTTATCGCTGGCAAGAAAGATAAAGATCGTTACAGAGTTAAATCAAGTTTGCTCAAAGAAGTCTCGCTCGTACAGGCAGCAGCCTTTAAGAGTGCAGAAGTAATGAGCGTTGCGGCTTCTGAAGAAGAAGTCGTAGAAACACCAACCACAAACGAAAGCGAGGCAGTCGTGGAGAATACTCCAGACACCGCAACCGTTGAGCCTAAGGTCGAAGCCCCTGCGGTAGAGGCTGCTCGCCCAACTGTTGCTGCACCAATTTATGCAAAGCCACGCATTAACGTGACACCTGCGACTTATCTTGAGAACACCGTAAAGGCTTCTCTAGGTAACGAAGATGCACGTCAATGGATCTTGGCAGCATCCGATACAGACACAACTGATGTCGCTGGTCTTGTACCAACTCGTCAGCTCACAGAAATCATCAACGGAAAGACAACTTCTGTTCGTCCAACCATTGATGCAGTTTCTTCTGGCGTTCTACCTGATGCAGGTATGACTTTCCAGATTCCACGCGTTAAGACAGCTCCAACTGTTGCAGAAACAGCTGAGAAGGCTGCATTCTCTGATACTCAGGTTGAAATCGAATACAAAACTTTGACTGTCAAAAAGTACGCCGGAATGCAAAAATTCGATGTAGAAGTCTTGGACAGAACATCGCCAGCATTCTACGCAGAACTTATTTCTCTCATGGGAGATGCTTACGCTAAGGCTACTGACTCAGCAATGGTCGCAGCACTTCAAGCAGACGGCGTTCTTGATACAACAGCAACCACCCTTCCATGGGATGGTTCAGAACTCGCATCATTCATCGCTCGTGCAGCAAAGAATATTTATGAGCAAACATTCCGCTTCCCAACAGCAGTCATCGTTTCACCTACACAATGGTCAAATATGATTGGTCTTGTTGATGGCAGCAACCGTCCAATCCTTACTGCTACACAGCCACAAAATGCAGCAGGTTCAGTATCAGCTCAATCAATCCGTGGTTCCATCCTTGGAATTGATCTATATGTTGATCCTTACCTTTCAGGCGAAGCAGATAAATCAATCATCGTTCTAAACCGCGAAACCTATCGTTGGTTTGAATCCCCACAACTTCAAATCCGCAGTAATATCGTCGGAACCGGACAGGTTGAAGTTGGTCTTTATGGTTATGGATGCGCAGCAACACTTCAAGATTACGGCGCATTCTTGTTCAACAAGGCTTAATAGCCAAGTAGTAGAGTTACCCCGGCGCACAGCCCTTGCGCCGGGGCTAACATAAGAAAGGAGACAACATGGCGGCCACGTTTGTGACTGAAGCTGAATTACGTTCGGCACTTGGAATTGGAGCTTTATATTCATCCGCCGTTGTCGAAGAAGTTTGCCAAGCGGCTGAAAACATAGTCAAATCTAAATTGTGGTATAACGATTATGCTGTTGTTGCGCACGAATCGACCACTAGCGTAGCCAAAATCTACACAAGCGTTCCACACGATTTTATTGTAGGTCAGACCATCACCGTCGAAAACTGCGGTGCTAAATATAATGGATCTAAGACCGTCACCACAGTAGGCGAGTTCTACGTTACTTATACAGTCAACAATGCAACTGCCGAAGTCTATAATGCCCTTGTTCCATGGGGTAAGGTCTATGGCGTTACTCATATTGATTACGAGACATTGCCAGAAGTGAATCAAGCCACGCTCATGATTGCCGTGGATATATGGCAGGCACGTCAAGCGTCTAATGCTGGCGGCATTTCACCTGATTTTCAACCATCACCGTATCGCATGGGTAACACGCTCATGGCTCGCGTTCGAGGCTTACTTGCGGATCATCTAGCACCGGGCGGTCAAGTAGGGTGAGCGCAATAACGACCCTACGGGGAACAATCGCGACTGCACTAGCTGATAATGCGGTCTGGCAGGTGTTTTCCTTCCCACCTGCTAGCCCGCTTGCTAATAGCATTGTCATTCAACCCGGTGATCCCTACATCGAACCAAGCAATGACCACTACAAGACCGTTAAACCAAAGGTCAATTTCAAGTTGGTTGTTCTTGCGCCTATGTTTGATAACCAAGGCAACTTAATTAACATTGAAGATTATTACCTAAACATTGTGAACAAGCTTGAGGCATCCAGCATCGCTTACACAATTGGCACGTTTAGTGCACCAGCAGTCTTGACTGGAGTAGCAGGCGATCTGTTATCCGGTGAAGTATCAATCAGCGTTCTATCAGATTGGAGCTAACTATGGCT